CAGGCCGCGAGGGCCACGGCAGACGGCAGTAGGGGGCTTTGCGGCCGTCGAGCGGACGAACCGCCCGCAGACCGTGCAGCGGTAGCCATCGTCGGCAGGGGCGAACGTACAGGCGTTCATGAAATCGACGCCGTGATGTCGCCGCTGCCGAAATCCATAAACACTGCATATGGGTTGGGAGTGTAGGCAACGCAATACGTTCCGCAGGCGGAGTCGATCCCAAACGGGATGCCTCTCCCGGTAAACATCTTGTAAGACTTCTGGAGTAACGCGGATGGGCAATGGTCGGCAGTCACGCGGACGTAGACCTCCTCGCGGTATGAGTCGACTTCTTCGCATTCCCCGAATATCTCATCCGCATGTCCAAATCCATTCCCCAAGGCGATGCTCAGTTTCCAGCCGGTTCCGCTCATCTTGTATTCCTCGCCGCCATTCGTGACGGTCACGCCAGTGATCTGCCCAAACGTCGCAGACCCGACGGTCGCATCGACGGTAGCCGTCGCCGTTGCGTCTCTTCCGATGTTGCTGGTGATTGTCACAGTCGGAGTATCTACCTCGGCCGTGCCGGTCGAGGTAGATATGAAATATGCCCCGCCGCCGTACTCAACAACAACGGACGTAATCACGCCGGTCGATTTGAAATACTCGCCGCCCCAGCCGATCGACACTGACTCGATCACCCCGGTCGAGCGGTAATATGAACCGCCGCTGTAGATCGTCACGGCCGTGATCGCACCACTTCCGTTTACGGTGTCTACGATTGCGTATCCGCCGGACTCCTCGGTGTCGCCGGTCGCCAGCGCGATAGAATCACCAGCCGCGTAGCCGCTGCCGCCGCTGGTGATCGTCAGGCCGCTGACGGTCCAGCTCGTGCCGGAGGCCGTGAGCGTCACTGCAAGGACCGCCCCCGTCCCGGCGCTGGGGGCCGGAACCGACGCGGTTACGGTCGGCTCCTCGCGGCCGACGGCGATCGTCGCCGAGGCTCCGTAGACAGCCACGCCGTCAGTCACGGTGAACGTGACTTCTGATCCGTCGGTGTAGCCCGCGCCGCCGCTGGTGACGTTGACGGCCGAGACGCCCCAAACGTCGAGCCCATTCCAGTCTGTCGACTGCGTGAGTGTGACGGACAGGCTCGCGCCGCTCCCGGCGGATGCCGATGCAGTGACGGTAGGAGTCGTCCGGCCGGTGATCATGTACCCATAGGCAGGGTCTTGGGTCGTCGCCCCCGCCTCTGGCGTGAAGACGACAGACTCCGTTCCGGTGTATCCGGTGCCGCCGTTGGTAACTGCTACGGACGTAACTGCCCATGTGGCAGCTTCGCCGGTGCCGGTCTGCGTGAGAGTCGCCTCCAGGACTGCGCCGGTGCCAGTGCTCGCCGAGAGCGTAACCGCCATGTCCGGCTCCGTTCGCGTGAATATTTCGCGGGCGTAGCCCTCGCCGGGATTCGTGACCGTGATTGATGTGACAGCGCCGCCGCCTACGGTCGCCTCTGCTTCAGCACCGAAACTTCCCCAAGAAGGGCCAGATATGACTACGTTTGTCCCAAGGCCCGCCGGGGATATAGAGACTGTTACAAGCGCGTTTGGGTCAATGCCCCCCCCGCAATCAACAGTATTTACTTGCCCAGAAAAACCGCCTGCAATTGGAAATGCGGGGGAGTACCCCTGATACACGATTCCGCATCCCGGTTGACGGTCTAGAACAAAAGAAAAATCCTTGAGGATGAACCCATTCCAAGTCGAAGGCCCGACGGCGTTGCCTGTGCCGCGAAGCAGGCAAACATACGAGGCTTCGCATTGACCGTCGAACGGGTCTTCTGGAGGCTGGCCACCGCTTTGCGCTGACCACAGGAAGATCGGCCCGACTCCAGAAGTCGTTAGCGTGATGCTGTCCGGCAGATCGCAGGCAGAAATCGAACTGTCGCCGCATTCGCCGGACGCAATCGAGATCGTCCCGTTCGTCATGCAGCCCGTGACGTTCTCAGCTTCAAAGGTAAAGCCGTCGCAGGGTATCGGCGCGTCCTCATCGTCGGTGTTCGATTGCGTGGCAGACACAATGACAGTTGCGCCTCGGCTAATCTCTATCGTGTTCGATGTGCTTCCAATCGTAAGCGTTGCCGTGAGCGTCTGCCCCGCGTGCTCTGGGCAGACGGCGCAAGACTCGCCGAAATAAACGCAGGACGTATCGAGCCAGTATTCCCCGCCCTCCTCGACGGTCACCGCCGTTATAGCGCCGCTCGTTACCGTCACTGAGACTGTGGGCTTTCGGCACTCAATGAATCTGGTCGGTGTAAATGTCAGCGTCGGCGTATCGTAGCCGCTGCCGCCGCTGCTGATCGTGACGGCCGTAACGTAGTAGCTGCCGTCTGCACGGCGGGCGACATTTGTAATCGTCCCATTAGCCGTAACGCCTGGCTGTCCGAACGAAGCGCCAGAGCCGTTCGCGGTTTCGCCTTCGTCTGGACCGTCGGCGTCAACCGCCGTTACGCCCAGAAAATGATTGCGGCCGTTAGTTGGCGGCCGCTTTAAAACGAACGTTGTCCCGTCTAGGAACTTGCACTCGTTACAGTTCTCGGTCCCGTGATCAAATCCCGAAAACGTAGCCGTCAGGCAGGACGGAGAGCAGTAGGGGCAGGGCTTGCAACCGCAGCAACCACAGCCCGGAATAAACATTAGGAGCACTCCGCGGCGATCAGATACCAGGATCCGTTCCCGGCCTTCGCGATCATGCAAAACTTCCCGGAGGCGACCGCGGCGAACTTGTTGACTACGTCCTCGATCGTCTCGCCGGTCGTCTGGGTCTCGCTCGGAGGCGTCCCGCTCTCCCAGACGTTGAGGGTCGCCAGCGTCCCTTTCGCCCAGGCCGCGGTTGTCTTGCAGAGCCGGACGGGATCCGGGTCTTCCGAGGCGGTCCGCAGCGGATAGGCCTGGATGCTGCGATCGCCGCGCTCGTAGGCCGCCACGGCGCGGCCGATCCGCCGCATCGCGTCCGCGGTCGGCACGACGGCACGGTCTCCCTTGTTTGCCCGCTGTCTTGCCATTAGAGGACCGGAGGCGTATAGACCTCACCAAAGGGAGAGCTGAAGTCGACCGCCTCGTAGACCTCCTCGCCGTCGCCGCCGTTGATTACTTGCGGCGGAGATCCGGCCGGCAGCGCTACCCCGCCTGCAAGGGCGACCGGCTGCTTCACCGTCTTTTTATCTTGCCCGACGATCGCCTTCCGTTTGTCGCCACTGGCGGACGCGACCCCGTCCTCGCCGCATCGCTCCGCGAATCCAACGTCCCACGGCTTTAGATTCCAGGTTGTCCGGTCATAGGCAAACTCCCAGGTAACCTCCCAGAAGATCAAGGTCTCGAGCGCGTTGTTCACGCTCTGCAGTTGGAACGAGCAGCCGAGGCAGCGCCAGGTTTTCTCGGCCCCGCCGTTCCATGTCCCGCTGTTCACGGTGTCGGTGTAGGTCCGCTGCATGCTGACGACGGTCGAATGGCTGGCGTAATACTGGACCAGCGTTAGCCGCGGCTCCGAGATATCCATCTCGATGCCCTCGATCGGATCGCCTGCAGAGTTAACGATGAAGTCCCCGTCCGTCGTGACGGCCGGGACGGTCTTCGAGCTCGAGCTGCCGGACCAGATCGGCAGCTTCATAATTCCAGCAACGGTCCCGGGCTCTTCAGTCTCCGTGGAGTCATTGTTTGTCGGCGGGGCGTAATACTTTACGGAGACCGTGTAGACGAGGCCGGTGTCGTCGGATGCCTTCGTATCGAACTCGAGCGCCACGCATGAGGCGTCGTCCGGATGCGCGAGGAGCCACGCATTGCACGCCGCGTTTGTGATGTCGGGCAGGGGCGTCAGCGGGTCGTTTACGCGAACGACCCAGCCGCGGGTGTAGGTGTAGGTTTCCTGGTACTTGCCAGACTGTGAGCGTTCCTTCGCGATCTCCAGGCAATAAACGACGGCCATGCTTTAGGCTCCTGCTCCGGCTGCGAGGTCGACCGATTCGAGATCGAGCCCCATGTCTTCGGTGTTCCCTGCGATCCGCTCGAGGACGGAGAGCTGCTTCTCCTGGACGTCGTCGCCCGCGTCGCCCCGCATCAGGCGAAACATCTCGGCCACGCCCTCGCGGCTGCGGCTGTCGATCCCCTTGATCGCCTCGACCGCCTTCGTTGCGGTGAGGTCGACCGTTTGCGTGATGTTCACCGGCTCCGCGGTGTCGATCTGGTCGGCCGCGTTCCGGGCGCTGGCGATCGCCGCGTCGACCGTTTGCGTCAGCGGCCCGGCGATCGCCTGCCCCAGGCTGGTCGCGCCGGAGTCGTCGCCGAAGATTGCCGTATTAAAGCCGGTCGCGGCCGATTCGATGTTTTCGCCAATGCCGGAGAGGATCTCCGAACTGAAGGCGTCCATTCCTGCGAGGGCGACATCGAGGCCGGAGGTGTCGAACCCGAGGGCCTGCCCGATCTGCTGGGCCGCGTAGATCAGTCCCGTGACGGGTCCGGAGATCCCGACGATGATCATTCCGAAGGCCGCCTGCAGGCTGTCGCCAATCGCCCCGAAGAATGCCGCCACGCGGCTGCCGATCTCAAAGACGGAATTCCACTGGCCGCCGACCTGGGAGACATACTCCCATACGCTCGAGAGATTCTGTATCAGGTAGTCGCCGACCGTCGCCAGGAACCGCGCGCCGGTGAGGATGCCTTCGCCGATCGTCTGGCCGATGGTCGCCCCGCCGACGTTGCCGATCAAGTCCGAGAAGGCGGTCGTCACGCCCTGGATCGCCGGCGCGAGGTACGCGACGACTTGTTGGACGACTCCCTGTATTGCAGCCTGCGCCCGCGTGAATGAGTCGTTCATCTCCTCGACTTGCTGCCCTTGCATGTTGGTCAGCGTGAGCCCGAACCGCTCCGCCTCGGCTCGGGCCTTGGCGATGCCTTCGGCCCCGCCGGCAAACAGCGGCAGGAGTTGCATGCCCGCTTTGCCAAAGAGCTGGACGGCGGCCGCGGCCCGCTGGGCCTCCGTCGGCAGGGCGGCGATTGCGGAGGCGATCGCGTCGAACCTGTCGGCGGACGACATCCCGTTTAGCTGGTCGAGCGACAGGCCGAGCGTAGTAAAGGCCGCCTGGGCAGTCTTGGATCCGTTGACCGCCTTCACGAAGGCGACGTCCGCCTTCCCTGCCGCGTTGGCGATCGTATCCATCCCGACCCCGGCGAGGTCGCCGGCCAGGGCGAGGCCGGCAAACTCTCCGTATGTCATGCCGAGGCGGGCCGCTAGCTTCGACTGCGAGTCGATCACCTCGGCCGCCGCCTGCCCCATGCCGACGAGCGACCGGATCGCCTGACTCGCGCCGCTGGCGATCGACCCGAACAACTGCGCCCCGGAGATCGCCGTCAGCGTCGACAGTCCAGAGCGCAGACCCTTGACGTCGTTCTCGAGGGACTTCATCGACGACGAGGCCTTCGCCACGCCGGAGGTGAGGCCGCTCGTCGACGCGGTGAAGACCGCCCGGACTTTTCCGATTGTGCTCGCCATGCTCTACGTTCCTTCTCGCTGCCGCTGCAGCTGTTCCGCGAAGCCCGGGATCTTCGACAATTCGGCTAGCATCTCTTCCTCTGTCTGGGTCGGCCGGCCAGGGTCATAGGTCGGCAGAAACATCTCCTCCGCGTCCTCTCGAACCTTCGCGCCGTTACTGGCTGCGAGCGTCACCGCCAGCCGGGCCGTCCGCCGCCAGTCGTCCCCGAAGGGCATCACGCGGTAGACCGCCAGCCATCGTTTCAACTGCTCGACCGTGATCTCCTTTTTCCAGTTCTCGACATCCCAGATCCCCATCGCCAGAGCCAGCCGGTACAGGAAGAGATCGAGGGCTCCTGCCCGGCTTCTTAGTTTCCCTCGAGCTCTTTGACCTCGTCCTCGGTGATGAGCATGAGCTCGAGCCCGCGCGTCCAAATCCGATGGAGGGCCGCCGCGGACTTCTCGCCGAGGGCCGCGATCTCGGCCGGCGTGAAGAGCAGTTTCCCGCCCTCGTCGCAGAGGACCATCGACGCCAGCTTTGCCCGCCAGACGCTCTGCGGCTTCGTCGCATGCTGCTGGCAGTAGAGCTCCCAGGTGTCGCGGTCGTTCGCGGTCGGCCGCCGCAGGAGGACCGTGTCGTTCCACTCCGGGACCTCGAGGCGAATCGGCTCGCCGAGGTCTTTGATTTTAAGAATTGAATCCTTCGAGGTCAGCATGTCACACTCCAGAGAATTGGAAGGTCAGAGAGGTTTTCACGAGCTCGCCGACCTTGGCCTCGATCTCGAACGACATGAGGAACGCATCCCCGGAGAGCGACGAGCTGCCGCAGCTGACGGAGAGCGTTGACCGCATGCCGATGTCGTCGCGGCTGTAGGTCGCACCTCCCAATACACTGACGGTTACCGTCCCTGGTTCAATGCTGGTCACAGTGATTTCCCGCCGGACGCGGTAGTTATTTCCGGACCCGACGTAAACGCTGTCGACGTTGGTAACGTCATAGGTGCCGGCCGATCCGCCGGAAGCGCCGATAGAGAGAAGGCTCGCAATCGACCCCCCGAAGGAGACCGTCGAACCCTGCGCTGCTGCTGGCATGTGAGCCTCCCGGCCGGAGGCCTACACCGCAGGAATCGAGACGAACGTGGCCGTACCCTTGACGAGCTCGCCGACCGCGTACTCGATTTCCGACTCGGTGCACTTGAACTGCCCGCCCGCGTAGGTGATCGTCGAGCCGGCCTCCGGCGCTTCGGACGACAGGAACGAGCAGGTGATCGTTGACGTAACGCCGTCGACAGCGCCCGAACCAGAGTCCGGCAGGCCGGCGACATAGACGCGGTCCGAGCCGGCCGCGAGGTCGAGCGTCGAGGCGTCGAGCTTGTTCGACGAGCTGGTCGGGTCGACGCCGACCTTCTTGACCTTTACGTTTGTGAGGCCGGACGGAAGGCCCGTAAACGTGGTTCCCTGCGCTGGTGTTGCCATGCCTCTAGTTCCTTACGGTGCCGCTGGTGGTTCTTTGTAGACGTAGGTTGCCGTTCCTTTGATCATGTCGCCGACCGCGTACTCCGTCTCGACCTCCGAGCAGATCCAGCCGGTCGCGTCCGGGTCGTCGTTGACTTCCGGAGCCTCGCCAAAGAATGAGGCAGTAACGGTCTCCGTAATGCCGTCCGTTGCGCCAGCCCCGACGTCGACGAGCGGCGCGTCCTGGTAGACGCGGGCCGCGTCTGAGAGCGTGGTAACGTCGACCTTATTCGAGCTGCTCGAAGGGTCGGCGGCCGAGCTCTTGACCTTTACGTTTGTGCAGCCGGCCGGGAGGTCTGGGCCGGGCGACGGCATTCCTGAGAGCGGCATAACTTACTCCTGCCAGCGGATAGAGTAGACCTGTTGGGCGATGTAGGTCGGGACGTCTCGCCCGTCGAGGAAGACGGGATCGCCGTCCGACTCCTCGGCGAGATCGACCTCGTCGATTGTTGCGCCGTCCGAGACGCCGCTGAAGTCCATGAGCGCGGCGCGGACGAGGTCGGCCAGCTGCTTCGAGGCGAGGTAGCCGTCCGCCACCATCTCGACCGCGAACGTCCCGACCGGCGCTCCGACCGTGCCGTCGAGCGCCCGCTCCCGGGAGGTAGCCGTCCGGGCATACAGGACGTAGGGCGGCAGCTTCCCCTCCGGGGCCTTCAGCGGATAGGCCGGGCAGTCGGCCGCGTCCTCGATCGCACCAGACAGCCACGCTTCCGGGCTCGCCATGTCAGCCTCCATATCCTTTATTCTTGCCGCCGGCCACTTCGCTGGCAGCCTTCTCGAGGGCCTTCGCCATCTCGCCGGCCAGCTTTACGGAGACCTTCGGGCCGATCTCCGCCATCGACCGCTCGACCATCTTCCGCGGCTCGAGGCCCCGGCTTGTCCCAAACTCCAGCCAGATAGCCTTTCGGCTCTCAGTCCCGCCCTTGTAGCCGAGTGTGCCGATGACAAGGCCGTCCCGATTCCGGCCGATGTATTTCGACTTCGAGATGACGGACCGCCGCAGAGCGCCGCCGCGGATTTTCTTTAGCTTGCCGCTCCCGGCGGTGAACTGCCCGCGGGTGTTGCGGGTCGTCGCCGCCTTGACGGTCTTCGTCCCGCCCTTCGGCGTGTTCCTCTTTAGGATCGGGACGCCGTCCTTCAGCGCCTTTTTCATCGCCGCCCCGAGATGCTTTTTCGCAATGTGCCGCGGCAGCTCGGAGAACGCATTCATCAGCGCGCCGATGTCGTCCTCCATGCCCTTCCAGTTTAGGGAGATCATGTGGCCTGCTCCTCGACCGTGAGCTCGTGCTCCTCGCGGTGGCCGCGTTCGACGACGCTCGAGACGTAGAGGATTCGATCGCCACGCGAGACCCAGCGGAGGCGATGCTGCCCGGTCAGTCCGGGGAAGTAGCGGATCCGGACGGTCGCCGAGACGCTGCCGCCGATCTGTCCGCGGCGGTCCTGCTCGATGTAGGAGAGGGCCTCGTATGCCCCGTATCGGCGGCCGATCTCGTCCCATGTCTGGACGCTCTCGCCGACCTCGTTGCGGGTCTCGGTGGGCTCCTCGATCGCGAAGACCTCGCGGAGCAGTCCGGCGGGTAGCGGCATCACCAGCTCCCGTTTACGGATTCGCTGGCGAGCAGGACCTCGACGCCCATCGGCAGCTCGCCGACCGCCTCGGTCGTCGCCGCCTCGCGGTGGGCGTAGAGATGGCCGACGATCAAGAGGAGGGCCGACCGCAGCTGCGGGGCGATCAGGCCGCCGGGGGCGACGCCAGACCAGTAGGTGACGGAGACCTCGCCGGTCGGCCGCTCGTCGAGCTCGAGCTCCGCAGGCGTGGCGTCCTGGTCGAGCTCGTAGTCGCCGGCCGCGAGGGCCTCGCCGTCGATGGAGACTGCGATCGGATAGGATCCGGCGACGAGGACCGGGGGATTCGGCAGCTCGAGGAACATCGTCCCCGCCGGCCACTTCGCCCGGTACTGGGTCGCGATCAGGGAAATCCCGAGACGCCGCTCGATCAGCCGGCGGGCGGTCGCGATCAGGCCGGAGATCAGGGCGTCGTCTTCCTCCTGCTCGGCCATGATCCGGAGATGGGCTTTCGCCTCGGACAGGCTGACAGGCTCGACGGCTGGCGGAGTAAGGAGGCGGACCGTTCTCGGCTTCATCGTCGCCTCCCTATCGTGTCTCTACCATCCTGGCCGTCGCACTGACGGCCCGCTCCGGCGTGTCGACCAGGAGCGACCGCTGCCCATCGAGGACGGCCGTCCCGTTTCCGATGAGAATCGCCGCGAGGCCCGGCGTCGCCTTTATGACTTCGCCGAGGCGGTAGCCGCGGTAGGTCTTCAAAAGGCGGAGTGTTTGCATATTGAAACGGGTTGCCCCGGGGCAGCATCCATGCCGCCCCGGGGCTGTTCCGTTGTCCTAATCTCAGTCGTCGACGACGAGCTTCGCCACGAAGCTGGCGTCGTGGTTGGCGATGCCCACTCGCTGGGTCCCGCGGAAGAGGACGCCGTCCTTCGCAAAGGCGGCATGCTCCGACGCTGCGACCTGGAGGCCGTTAGCCTTGTAGGCCACGGCGGTTGACATCGAGAAGTCACCGTAGACAGCCAGCGTCCCGGCCGGGAGGCCGAGGCACTTGTAGACCGGGCTGCCCATCACAACCGGGAGAACCCGGTCGCCGATCGTCGTCGACTGGGTCACGACTGAGGCCTTCATGATGTGAGCCCAGCCGGCCGAGCTGACGACCCAGGCGGTGTTCATCGCCCGGGCGTCGACCTTGCCGACCAGCTCCGCGAGATCCACTGCGTCGTTGTCGACGCCCTGGGTCACGGTGTTGCCGGCGGCGATCTCGGAGACGAGACCGTCGATTCCCTTGCCAACGTCGCCCTGCAGCCAGACCGTGTCGATCTTCTTCGCGATCGCGAGGCCGAAGCGATTCGCCACGGTCTGCGCGAGGTTCACGACTGCGGCCGAGTCGTTCACCAGCTCGTTAGAGATCTCGATCGTCCGGCCCATCTTGTGGAGCAGAATCTCGACCTTGTCGGTCGTCATCTCGTCGCCCGTGATGGTGTCGAGCTCGTCGAACCATTCGGCCTCGATCTCGCCGATCTTCGGGACGACGATCGAATTCGAGCTCGTCTGGTAGCCGCTGGCGACCTGGAGGCCGACGGAGGCGTAACCGAGGACGTCAATGAATCCGGCGTACAGTTCCGAGCTCACCAGCTCCGAACCCTTGGCGTCGAAGTCGGGGCTCGATTGACCCATCGACCGATGCTCGCCGCGGGCGAGAGCCT